TGATTGGAGGTTGGACTGCTAGAGAATACATGATGAACTATCGGGAAGTTCCAAGACCTCACCCCGAAATGTTTGATAATCAGGGTAACCTGATTCCAGATGAGGTAATTGCATTTAACTTTGAAAACTATCATGACTACGACAACAACGAAGAAGAAGACAGCAACGAGTAAAACAGTATCACTCGAACTTCCAAAAAATCCTTTTGTTTTTGAAGTTTTAGATCTTGCCTCAAAGCAAAGAAGTAAAGCAAAGAAGGTTGAAGTTCTTAAAAAACATAGAGATAATGGTTTAGTTGCGGTTCTGATTTGGAACTTTGATGAAACTATTACTTCTATGCTTCCAGCAGGAGAAGTTCCTTATTCTGGTTTTGAGGATCAGGCAAAATCAAATGGTGGATTGACGACTAAGATTTCAGAAGAAGTTCGTAGAATGCACGAGACTGATTCTTTCTCTATGGGTTCGGGTGATAGGAACGGACATACTACAATCCGTAGAGAGTTCAAGAACTTTTATCACTTTCTGAAAGGTGGCAATCCTGGACTGAATGCAATTCGTCGTGAGACGATGTTTATTAATATTTTGGAAGGACTTCATCCACTTGAGGCAGAAATTATTTGCCTTGTAAAGGATAAGAAACTGACTGATAAGTATAAAATTACAAAAGAAATTGTCTCAGAGGCATATCCAGATATTACTTGGGGCAATAGAGGATAAGTATGAATCTTATGAAAATTTTATTTGAAAATTGTGATCCAGAAAGAGCAGATGATCGTGAACTGCCCAATAATTCATTCCTAGTTGAATATAAAGTTGATGAAGGTGCTTCCAGTTCGTATGATATTGCGGCAGCAGCAAAACAGTCTGAAATCTTTGATCACTACTATGATAAGTACAGAAAAGGTTTCGTGACTATGAATCAGACTGAGGGTAGGGTCAACCCCAAACTATATGGTGCAAAGGCACCCGAAACCAAAAAGCGAAAGTGATTTCAAAAAAGTCGCAAAAAAATCTCCGGAAAATTTTTGATTTGTAAGGTTTTTTTAAATTGTATCATAAGATACAACAATACTTGACTATATACTCTATAGGGTATATAATACCTGTACGTTCATCCAATGGTCTCACTACTATTGGCACTGACCTTAGCCCATCACGATCCGTCACCTTATGGGTGGCATATGTCTTGTGAAAGGTTCTTACAACTTAGAGTTGAAACTCAGATGAGGGACGACATCGATCAAAAGTCGAAGTGGAATCTCATACATTATTTCAAATCAAAAGTTGAAGGTCAATGTGATGGTGTGTTTACCTAGGACGCAAGTAAGTCGCGGAACGGAGCGTTCATCCCATGTTAGCTGAATTACTTCTGTATACCACACTCAGCTGCCAGCAAACCGATGCTCTCATGCTGAGAATTCGGGCAGATGACAATCTTGATGAAAAAATCAAGATTGAGTTGGTTGAGACCGTAAGGGACTCAGCACCAGAATGTGATTGGTACTGGGACGCAAACGACTAAAGGAACGGGCCTAAAAATCCAACTACTTTAGGAGTCACTACAATGAACACCTTAAATCTGATTAAGAAGCAGATCAACAAAGCATCTGCACTTCACGACGCACAAATCTCTCATACCGCATATCGTGGTGTTGAGTATGATGTGCATTGTGACCTCAACACAACCGATCTTCACGGTACTTTTTGCTACCGTGGACGCACTTACGTAAAGTGAGGCAATTATGCAAGCATTACAAGTAACAGCATTAGGTTCTATTTTTAGTGTTGCATTTATTGGGTTACTTTACGGAGAGATACTTCTTTTGCAAAAGAGGTAAATCATTTGGAAATAAGAGAGGGGTTTCATCCCCTCTTTTTTTATGTTATAATATGGTGAAATAATACAGTGTTATGGAGAAAGAAAGACTTAAACTAATTGTAAGAAATCTTGAATTGCTTGTAGATTCACTCAAGGCAGAAGTTTACTCTGATGTGGATGCATACGTCACTAAAGAATCTTCTTCGAGAGTGTTAGATTATGATGAGGTCTTTGAGGACGATGATGACTGATACAAAAAAAGCAAAAGAACTTGTAAAGTTGCTTGAGCGTTTAATCAAGCAAGATCATCTCTATAATGAAGAAAGAATTATTGAGATGAAGACGCAACTGCGTGCTATTAAGGAGCAGATTGCAGACATTGAAAAAGAAAACTCTAAAGGATTTGGAAAATGAATGTAAAATTGATTAGTGTCACTCCTGATGCAGAAAAGACAATGGCATACATTGCCCGTGTCTCAAATCCAAATAATCAGGAAAACCCAAACTTTGCAGGATTGCTTCGTTATTGCATCAACCATAAGCATTGGAGTGTGTTTGAGCAAGCAACAATGACTCTGGAAGTTGAAACTACCAGAGGACTGTCACCTCAAATTTTGAGGCACGTTTCATTCCGATATCAAGAATTCTCACAACGATATGCAGATTCTTCTCTACTCGATGAGAGCATTCCCATGTTTGATTTACGCCGACAAGATACAAAGAATCGTCAAAACTCTATTGATGATATTGATCCATTTGTGAAGCAAGAGTTTGAAATCAAAATTCGGAAGTACTTTGATGGTGGAATGAAACTCTACAAAGAGATGCTTGATGCTGGTATTGCAAAGGAATGTGCCCGTTTTGTGCTTCCACTCGCAACACCCACAAGAATGTATATGACGGGATCAGTTCGTTCATGGATTCATTACATTGATTTACGTTCTGCTAATGGCACTCAAAAGGAGCACATGGAGATTGCAGAAGCATGTAAGAAGATTTTTGTGGAACAATTCCCGACTTGTGCAGAAGCACTGGAGTGGGTCTAAATATTTTTATATCATTAGGAGGTGATAATTTTGGCAACATATCCTGTAGTACATAAAGAAACTGGTGAACAAAAAGAAGTGAAAATGAGTGTTCATGAATGGACACAATGGTGTGAAGACAATCCCGACTGGACACGGGATTGGTCTGATCCTTCTACTGCTCCAATGGCAACGGATGTTGGTGAATGGAGAGATAAACTTGTAAATAAACATCCGGGATGGAATGAAGTCCTTGATAAAGTAAGTAAATCTCCAAAAGCAAACGTAAAAAAGATCTAGTATGGCAAGAAGAAAGAGAGCATCAGCAAATGATCAGCCAATTGGAGTTGGTTTGACTGCAAAACAGATGAAGAGAAAAAAACCTCTGAGTTCTGAATATTTGGTTGATATTGATCCACTTACAGAGAATCAAAAAACTCTATTCAATTCATATAAAGAAGGAAAACACATTGTTGCTTATGGATGTGCAGGTACAGGAAAGACATTCATTACCCTCTACAATGCACTTAAAGATGTTCTGAGTGAGAATACACCCTATGAGAGAATCTACCTTGTGAGGTCTCTTGTAGCAACCAGAGAGATTGGTTTCTTGCCCGGATCACATGAAGATAAGGCAGATATTTACCAAATTCCTTATAAGAATATGGTAAAGTATATGTTCCAAATGCCATCTGATGCTGACTTTGAGATGCTTTATGGTAATCTTAAATCACAAGAAACTATTAAGTTTTGGAGCACATCATTTCTTCGTGGAACAACTCTTGATAATGCAATTGTGATTGTTGACGAATTTCAGAACCTCAACTTTCACGAACTTGATAGTATCATTACTCGTGTTGGTGAAAATACCAAGATTTGTTTTTGTGGAGATGCAATGCAGTCTGATTTACAAAAAACAAATGAAAAGAATGGTATTGTAGACTTTATGAGTGTCTTGCGTAAAATGCCATCTTTTGATATGATTGAGTTTGAGGTTGATGATATTGTTCGTTCAGGACTTGTCAAAGAATATATTATTGCAAAACGAGAGGCAGGTTTTTAAGATATAAATATCTAAAAAATGCATTATAATGTCTGACATTAGGTTTAATCGTTGGTTACATCAGTCTGGCACTGGCGGAGTATATCAAGACTCCGCTGGAAGTGTTGGCATTGGAACTACTGTACCAACGGAATTATTAGATGTCCAAGATGGAAATATAAAGATAGGTAGTAATATTATAAGTTCTTCTGGGATTTCTACTTTCAGTAGCGCTACTTTCAGTAGCATTGATGTTACAACTTTTAATCCTACTTCATTGAGTGTTAATGGTAACAACTATCCTTCTGTTGGACCATTAAGTAATCGTAACCTTATTATCAATGGTGCGATGCAGGTGGCACAACGTGCGACTCAAGTTACATCAGTAACAACGGGGGGATATAAAACTTGTGATCGATATTATTACACTATAAACAGTCTTGGTACTTGGACTATTGATCAAGCAACAGATGCACCAGAAGGTTTTGCAAAGAGTTTTAAGTTAACTTGTACGACTGCAGATGCTTCTCCTGCAGCTGCTGACTTCGCATTATTAACGCAAAGTATAGAAGCACAAAACCTACAACATCTAAAGTACGGAACCTCAAATGCAGAAAACTTAATCCTTTCCTTTTGGGTTAAGTCGAATAAAACCGGCAACGCATCACTTGAGTGTGTTCAGTTTGACAATACTCTCAAACAGTTTACGACTTCTTATACGATCAATAGTGCCGACACTTGGGAGTATAAGACGATTACAATTCCTGGAGACTCTGCTGGTGTTATCAATGATGACAATGGTATAGGAATATCAATTGCTTGGTGGTTAAATTCTGGATCTAATTATACTAGTGGAACTCATAATGCCACTTGGGAGACTGCTGACAATACTAATCGAAATGCAACCAACCTTGGTGTCGGTGGTGCAACCAGTGATTACTTTGCTATAACTGGAGTCCAGTTAGAGTTGGGTGACGTTGCCACACCATTTGAGCACAGAAGTTTCGCTGATGAGCTTCAGAAGTGTCATAGGTACTTTGAAAAAAGTTATGATATTGACACAACTCCGGGAACTAATGCTGGAACTACTTCATCCGTTGAAGATTTTTATATATCCCCAAATGCGCCAGCAAGAATACGATTTTCTGTTTCTAAGCGTGTTGCACCTTCTATCGTAG